GATAGAGTCTTTGTTATTTGCTGGGTCTTGATCAACTGTTTTGATTTCGTATTTTAATGTCTTAATAGGCTTCTCTTTGATTAGAGTATTATAGGATCTGAACTGATATCCGTCTCGATCCTCATAGAAGAAATAACAATATTTTGGTGGTTTACTGGCATCATATGAACGAGATGCAGCCCACTGAATAACCTCGAGAGGATTCATTCCTGGAACCACCAAATCATACACACCGCTTGTTGTATCCATTTTCTTAATTTTAGATGGATCAACCTTTAATTCGTTCAATAGAATATCGCGAACGATATCGACAGTTTTCTTACCCTTATATGCTTTGCTCACCTTCTTTTGATTTGAGAATACTAATTCTTCTGAGCAAAAATAAAGTACGAATGTTTGCCCTGAGTCAGAAGCAGGTTTTCTGCTGCCAGTTTTATAGATTCTAAAGATCTTTTCGATTGGTTTACCTAGAGACGGTTTATCAATAGACAATTTTAGATACTCATTACCGCAAAAGTAAAAGTTACTGAAGATGTCATGACCATCTTGAACGATGATACTTCCACTCATAACAGATGAATAGATGTCTTGGAATAGTTGCAGTTCAATGTAGATTTTTCGAAGGTCGACAGTTTGACCTCCAGAATTGATGATCTCTAGAACCTTAACATCAAAATTTTTCGAACCTGTTACGCCAATATCTTCAGCCATCACTGACTCATTAATTGTTTAAATTCTTGTTCAACTCTAGTCACATATGCAGGATCTAGTAGTTTTATTTTTCTTCGTTTTTCATTCTCATTAATCTCATTTTGATAATTTGATACTGCTTTATTTCGAGTAACAATCGTAGCAACTTGACCATTTGCAAGAGTGTTTTGTTCTGTACTTACTACCACAGAAGTATCAGCAGTTCCAGGGACTGTGCGATCAACTAGAGTCTCAGTCACAAAATTATATTCTTTATCTGAAATGATAGAGGAGACTGATGATTCGTAGAATTTTACACCATTGAAGGTAATTGTAGTTGTGATTTCCTGTTCATAATGATGAATGGTAGTTTGTGCTTGAGTGATTGTTTGATCATATTTGTTCTTTACATATTCATCAAGCACCACAGACTTCATAGGAAATTCATATAAAGGATTAACATATTTGTTGAATAATAGGACAAGCCAAGAGCGAAATGCGCTTCCGTAAATCTTGTGTGCAATAATTTCTGGTGTATCAGAATCTTGCACTTCGTATTCGAAATAGATTGCCGAGTTGTCTACAATTTCCTTTAAGAACGCAGAGCGAGCAAAGATATTTGTGACAGCTTGATTGTTGATAGTATTCTTATCAAAAGTATATACCAACTTTGGGAAATAATTAAAATATCCAAGACTAGCCATTAATAACCTTCCTCGATACGACCCTTGTGCATGAGTTCGAGCTCTTTAAATCGTAACTGCATTGAAATGTCAACTGGCATACCATCACTGAATGTTGTCCATTGACCCGCAGCTGCATAGTTAACATCAATGCCGACCAAAACGCATGAGGATATCTTATGAATATTTGTATTTTCTTTTCCGTTATAAAAGAACTTAATATCAAACTCAGCTGGTGGAATAAAGAAACGACCAGATGATCCCTTCAAGAGCTCTGGTGCAGAATGAAACTTAAATTCTTTAATGATTTTGCGAATTGCTGCAGCTTCGGCTTCACTTCTGGCAGACATCTTAAAATCAAACATAAACTCTCTGTGACCTGTCTTTTGATAGAGAATTTCTACTTGTGGGTTTTGTGCAAGTCCAGCAGAGAAGAGCAATGCTTCTTTAATTCCTCCACCAAACACTCCAGATTTTTCGGCAAGAGTTCCTACTAGTTCAGACATTGAGCCTGCACCAGCACCTTTGAGATCTCCTTTACCTTCTTTGATAAATCCTTCTATTGTTGAGCCGACACCAGCTGCGCCTTGACCAATAGCACCAACCATTCCAAGTGCTTCTGTCATCGAAATTTCACCATACTCATGAATGATCTGTTGATTGATAGTGTCTGGCATATACATTGAAATCGTAGATTTTAATCGTTTTGTTTTACGAGAAAGATCAATGGAGCTGACAATCGTTGAGCCAATCAAACCACCAACAGCTCCTCCAACACCAGCAGCAGCGATACCAGCCAAAGGTCCACCCAACTCTGCTGCTAACGCTCCCGCACCACCACCAAGCGCAGCACCAAACGCGAACCCTCCAACCCCTTCGGCAAATAACTGCCCCACGGTACTATCGCTGATAATCTGATTTCCTGAGGCAATCTGACCGACACCAGCAGCTGCATCATTTGCGCGATTTTGATTTGCGGTCGGACCGATATTATTTCTTTCTACTTTTGTGTATTCAGATTTTTGTTGCACATTGACATAGAAGGTTACATAATGCAACCCTTCGAAGTTATTAGTGCCAAGATTAATTGGGTATCGATGATCAGTGCTTGCAAACGCATTCTTAGCCAAAATTGCTAGTGGACCCTTTGCTTCGTTTGGATCTAGATTTCTTGAAACACTATTCAGCGTAAGTGGTGTTGACATTAAGTTCTTCCGAGGGGTCTAAATAAATCTATGGCTTATTCAGGTAGATACAGTCCGAAAAATACCAATAAATATTTAGGTGATCCGACAAACATCTGGTATAGATCGCTGTGGGAACGCCGAGTCATGGTGCACTTAGATGCCAACCCAAGTGTAATTGAGTGGTCTAACGAAGAGATTATAATACCTTATTTATCCCCAGTTGATAATCGTTGGCATCGCTATTTCCCCGATTTTTTTGTTCGTGTTCGAAATAAACTGGGTATGTTAGAAGGAATGATATTAGAGGTTAAACCGAAAAGTCAGGCGAAGCCTCCAGAAAAAAAGAGTAAAATTACTCGAAGATATATTAATGAGGTGATGACTTGGGGTGTGAATGAGGCAAAATGGAAGGCTGCATCTGAATACTGTAAGACTCGTCAATGGAAGTTTCAAATCATAACTGAGGATGATCTCGGAATCTAATGCCATCACTATTTGACAAATTAAGTCGAGAAATGACTGCGGCTGGCATTGCGCCAAGAAGCGCAGAGGCAAGATCATGGCTCGGCGGTAAACTCGCTAAACTTCGTATGCCTGCCGATCGCTCGAACATTTTAAACGATGCAAAGCGCATCTCACCTAAAGCATTTGTCGGTCGTATGTACACCTATCAATATGACCCTAAATTTAAAGACACTCTGCCTGTCTGGGACAAATTCCCGCTCGTTATTCCAATTGAGATGTATGCAGACGGCTTCTTAGGATTAAACCTACATTATCTCGACCCATATTCTCGTCTCATTCTTCTTGATCGATTAAGCGATTTTATCAACAATGATAAATATGACGACACAACCAAGTTTCGTTTATCTTATGATTTATTGAATAAGTCGAGACGGTATAAACTTATACAGGATTGTCTGAAGAGATATCTACTTACTCATATCGTTTCTTCGATGATATACATCGAACCAAGTAATTGGGAAACGGCAATTTTTCTACCGACACAAAAGATGGTATATAGAAAGTAATGGCATTTAATGTAAATCGATTTATCGCGCACTTCGACGCTCAAGACGGATTTGCAAAGTCCTCAAAGTTCGATGTTCTAATCAATGTACCATCCGTTTTAATGGGTATGGCGACATCCGAACAATTATCGCTGCAGTGTGAAACAGCAGAACTTCCTGGATATACTCTGAATACGATTGAAAATAAAATTTTTGGTGCGCCGACTCCATTGGCTGGCACTCCCTCATTCGGTGATGTTACTCTCACATTTATTTGCGCTGGCAATTTATGGGAAAAGAAATTCTTCGATGCGTGGTTAAATTACATCATTCCAAAACAAACTTATCTTGTGAACTACAAGATGAACTATGTTACAGATATTGTCATTCGTCAATATAGTGAATTTATGCCACTCGATAAATTTGAACTTATGCGAGAAGAGGCATTGCGACAA